GCGTACAATATCATTGTCCATCTCGCTTGGACGCTTGGAGTCTCCCGGTACACGACGCGCAAACTCCCACAACTTGTCACGCGCGTCCTCAAGTTCTAGGTCAACCTCGACCTCATCAATCAGCTCATAGGCTTCATCGACTTTCTCCCCCTTCTCCATTAGGTATGCAAGGGTGGGGCTGAGGTCGTAGTCAGCCTTGAGGTGGGTGCAACACCCATGCTCATGCTTCTTTTTTTTTTTGAGGGAGCTTAGACGCTCAATGGCATCTTCAGCCTTTGCGTCATCTTGGAAGAGAGCCTTTGCCACCTCGGGATCAAACTGGAGCATTTGAATCAAGAAGACAATGGCTTGCTCTTTGGTGATGAGACCTTCTCCAACCTTAACAATGATGTCTAGACCCGAGGTGATTTGCGCCCCGTTGTACGAGGCTTCTTTGTCGATAGTCACTTCGTCCACGGTCTCAGTTGTTTCTTCTTGTGGTGCGTCTTTTGTGGCCTCCTCGGTGCTTGCAGTTGGGGCATCTACAACCTGAGCTACGTCCATCACTATTGACGGATTCAACCCGCTTGCTACAAGTATCCGCTTCACCGCATCCTTTACAACCCGCTGAAAGGGCTGAATGACTTGCTCGTCAAAAAGGTCAGAGGCAATGTCTAGCTCTTGTTGGTTGCCGAGCTGCCCTGCCGTCTTCACCCCAAACATAGCTGGACTCACTACGCGGTGTCCAATCATCACCTTATCAGTAGCCTCAGTCGAGAGAAACTCGTATTGTTTGTCAGCGTCCGACAAGGGGAACGGCTCAAAGTCGGGCTTCCTGTCGGGCTGATCCGAGTAGGTGACAATGAACTTCCCCGCGTTGGTAGTGCCTGACAACTGACGCTCTATGTCATTGCGAATCTTCCTACGCTCTTCGGGTGCTGGCACTCCATTCTTAAAGTGGATAGTGAAGGAAGGAGCAAGGCCATTTCGGATGTTGTTGACGTGGTACTTGCTTATCTCCTTGTCAAGCTCTATGTAGTTGACTGCACCGATATAGTCGGGCTTGGGGTAGTAGAATGAACCTGGAGCAAACGGCTTGACGTAGAGTATCTGATTTGGGTACTCGTTCTTGTGTTCAGGGTCAAACGCTTTGACCATGACTGGCTCTTCTCGTTGGTCTGTCCAATCTCTAGAGAACCAGTAGAAGTCAACCTCATCTTGTTCGTTGGCCTCAGCACTACGCAAGTTTTCAAAAGGGCAATGCTTGATACTCGCAATCGTTGTGCGGTCAATGCTAAATCCAATCTCTAAAGCGAAGCCACCTTGTATCTTGAGGTCAAGGCAAGCCTTCCGTAGTTCGTCATCGAAGCCCCACTCTTGTAGCTTCAATCGTGTCTCTATGTCTGACGCGCTGACACCGTTGCCAAAGACCATCTGACTGATGGTATTGCACAAAGCACCATGCACCGCACTCGACTTGTAGAGGTCAACGAGGTATTGTGGGAAGAGGTTGTCATCACCATAGTTCACCCATCCTCGTGGGTTGGGTGTCTCATTGTATGACCTCTCTTGATATTGGGATAGTTTCAGAATGTCCATTATTCGTAATATACGACGTTATCAGGTATGGTGATACTTGGCAGCGACCACGCATCCTCCCCAGCAAATGTCATCAGGCCACGCTCTAGCTCACCCCATACGGCAGCATTCAACGGGTCTATGTTGGTTGTTGAGCTTTGACCATATATGATGTAAGAGTACTGGCCCGACTCCGTAATCAACACACTTCCCGAAGTTGATGCATCGGCGTTGGTGCTGATTTGAAACTCCGAGTACCTCTCGTTGTCTTGCTGAAGTGTGCCGTTCCCACTTTGGAAGATGGCATAATACTTCTTGTCCGTTTGTAGAGACTCAATCTGCAAGAGGTACGAAGAGAACGTCTCCCCTGCAAAGTCCTTCTTTCGTTGGAACGGGGTGACGTACATAGTCTGAGTTGCCGTGTTTGTTTGTAGTGTGACCATAGTAAGTAAACAAAAAGGGGAGGAAGCACAAGCCACCTCCCCTTTCAATTAAACCAAAACCTCTTACGACGCTGCCGCTAAGGTGATATTTCCACCACTAGGCAGAGTCAAGAAGGGTGCAGCAGTCAACTCCATAGCAGTAATTTCTACCGTGCATCCGTTCAAGTCACCCACGGCTTGTCCACTTACGAACGTGCCACCAGTAACCTCACACCCTGAGATGTGACCCATCACCCAATAGTTGTCGTTCTTGTCACGAACGATGACCATGAGTCGAGCCTTGTTCAGGTCTGCAATCTCAGCCACATCAGCTTGACTCATCTTGTTGAAGCTCAGACTCAACACCTGTTGGTAGTGTACGCTTCCATTCTCAGTAGAAGCATTCACGGTCTGAGTGAACGAAGATGATCCCGCTTGCATCTCAAACTGAGCAAATGTCAGGGCTTCAGCCGCGTCAGCAATCGCACCGTTTGCAGGCTGGGCATACGCCCCCGTTCCCTCATACTTACGGATGTAAACTTCACGGATTCCCCCAAGCGCATCTTTACATTGAAGAGCGCGTCCAGTTGTTGTGATATTACAAGCCATGCGTCAGGAATTAGGGTTGAATGTATCCCGCACTCACATCGGACAGGCTTCCAATCTGCGTACCACCTGAGAAGCGCATTGCCACACGGACATTGTCTGAAGCGTCAGTCAAAGTCATGTCAACAACCGTTGCCTCGATTTGATCCGTGGCAAGGTTGCAACCGAAGTGCAAGTTCTCAATGGTAGTAAACAAGATGCAATCGTTCGGGAATCCTGCTGGTGCAATGATTTCGTAGCCCAAGTAGGACGTGGGGACTGCTCCAGTCAAGATACCACCTTGTGTAGGTGCTGCGCCTGCCGACGTAATAGTACCACCCAATGCTCTTTGGAAGAGGTAGAGTGTTTTGCGGCTCATAAAGATCTTAGCATTCGGGTCATTCAAGACCGCACTTGAGCCACCTTGTACAACTGCGTCTACACGAGTCAATACGTCATCGACATCAATGGCATTGGCAAAATTTGTAGCGTTGGCAACGTCTCCAACATTACTCTGCACCAAGTTCCAAATGCCGTTGAAGTGTTGGGCAACACCGCCCGATGCCGTACCTGTCGCAGGGTCAAAGTTGCCCTGCCAAATAGCGCGTTCGATACCTTCTGAGACTTTGCCAGCCAAGAACTGGAGCAAGAAGGTCTCAAAGTTTGGAGGCAAGCGGTCACCCATCAAAGAGCGTCCAGTTTGCAAAGCCTCCCAATCAGAGCGGAAGTCACGCTTACAAAGTTCCTGATTGACTTGCAACTCAGTTGGCTGTAACACCACTTCGTTGAGGTCGAGGTCACCAGCAGTCTTTGTGAAGTCGCAGTTTGCCGCGTCGATGATTTCGTTGGCAGCAACCAACTTCTTGAGTACCGCCTTATGTTTTACGTTCTCGTGAACGGTGATATACCCATTTGCGATAGTGTCAGCACTAAGAATCGCGGGGGCAATGTATGGCAACGCCAATTCCCCATTGTAGGAGCTATTGTTGATGTCCAATGATTTTCCGTGAGCCATTGTCTCTTATTGATTTGAATAGATTTCGTGAATAGCGGCGACGCGGTCTTTTGCGTCTAAGCCCTTGAGGTCAGAGAACGTCATGCGCTTTGCATTGGCCTTGCTCTGACGAAGGCCACCCTCAGCGCGTTGGCTAGAGAGCATCTCCTTCATTGATGAAAGCTCGTCCTTCGTGGCTTCCATGTCTTTTGCAAACTCTTCCTTTGCTGCTCCGACTGCCTTAGCAATCATTGAAGACAACTCCGACTCGGTCAGCGTGTAGGACATCTCTTCCTTTTTCTCTTCGTCCTCCATCTCTTTCTCTTCTTTCTCGTCCTCAGCTTCCATGATTTCGGCAATCTTTCCATCTGCTACGACGGTCTTGCCTCCTTCTTCGTACTCGTATTCTCCGTCAGGGAGTGGCATGCGCTCACCCTCTTCGTTGACGATAAATACGTCCACCCCTACCGCAAACGCATCTGCGTCCGTAAAGATGGTTGTTCCATTGGCAAGAGTCTTCTTTGCCATTTCAGTCTTCTCATCTTTTTCAGATGGAGTCTCTTGCATCTCCTTCTCATCCTTCTCCTCAGTTTGGAGGTGAACGGAGTATTGTTCAAAGATGTCTTGAATGCGGTCTTTGAGATTCATGATAGTATAACGATTTAAGGGGTTGGGTTCTTACATTAAATCAAGCCTTTGAATACTTGGGGTGTTTCTTGGGCAAGAGGTCGTTATCAGTTTTGTACTTCTTGTTTTGAGGTCTGCCGTTCTTGACGAGGTACAAGAAAGCGTTGACACGAGCAAAAGCCCAAGCACTCGCGCTCTTGATTTTAGGTGAGTGGCTGACATTGAATGCCCCTAGCCCTCGCTGGAAGACTGCCTTAAGCATACCCACATTGACCCCATATCCTAGCTTCTCCTTGTAGCGTTCGTTGAAGTCATCACTCTTCTTCTTCAAGGTGGCCTCGTCTGCCTTGCTCACCTTAGCGGATCGAGTGTCGCTTGCATCACCTTTGGCCGTTCCCTTGCCTTTGGGGTTGGGGTTGGGCGTAGATGACTTAGGGGCTTTCTTGCTTGGTCTTACTCCCCCTCGTGGGCCTACCTCTGCCATATTGTGAGCCTCACAAGGCATATACCAAGTCTTGCCTTCAAAGTCGTGTGTATGGAATCCGTCACACCCAATGTCCTTAGCGGCTTTGATAGCGGCCTCTTTTGTGGAGTATGCTAAGCGGTCATCAATAATGGCTTGATGCTCGTTGACTACTCGGCTCTCAAAGTGTTCTTGGAGCATTTTGTCAAGAGCTGCTAGGCCCAACTCCATCTCTAAAGCTGCCAACATCTCCAACTCTTTGAGCTTGGACGTTGCCCACCTCAGACCAGCCTTCCCACCCCAAGCGTCGTACATCAGCTTCCCGCATCCGTCATCGTATGACTTGGACTTCTCTAGGTCTCCCGCATGACGCTCTAAATATGACTTCATTCTCTTAATCACATCCACGCTAACGGGGTCTCCTTTGGCTAGTTGGCTCGTCCTTTGTTTGCCGACTGCCGTACCACAAGACCCCCACCCATTCTTCTCAACGTACTCCATCACTCTCTTTGCATTGTTCTTAACTGCGTCAGGGTAGTCGGTGTAAGACTCGAAGACGTTGTATCCTGACTTTTTGCGCTTGTCCCTTTTGACACCATACCGCGCCATCTGCTCCCGCTTCTCTACCTCCATTCGGTCAACGAAGAACCCCTCGATAGAGAAGCCCTTGACCTTGCCCGACTTTATATACTCGTTCCATATCGCTTCGTTATCCACTTTGATAGAGACCATCCACGTTCCTACGGGAGTGTCAAGGCCATACTTTCGGCTCTTGTCTTTCTCATCATCTTCCACAAGCCACGACTCTACGACACTAAGTCCACGGATCGTATGCTCATGTTCAAGGGTCATATTCGTCTGATTCCCAAAAGAGAGAAATAGCTCCATAGCTTTACGAACGGTGGCCTTGCTAAAGTACACGTAGTACTCTTCTCCTTCATTGTCCTTTCGGTAGATAGGCTTGTCAGGGATGAGAGCCGCACCCATGACGATGCGCTTGTCACCATCCACCTTTGCAAAGTGGGTCATTTGGGCGTGACGCTTCAGGGCTACAAAGTCCGACTCTATTGCTGGAAACTCTACGAGGCTGATGGCATCAATGCCAAACAACTCGGCCTCGTCGTCAATTACTAGTTCAAGTATCTTCATCCTGGTAGGCTTGCTTGGTCTGATATTAGTTGGTCTTGTTGTTGTGAGGTGGTCACCTCGTTACTCAATACGAAGGCTTGTAGGTTGGTGCTTGCCCCATCACCTAAGAAGCTCAGGTCAAGGGTAGGGGCTGGTGCTGCCGTACTACCACCACCACCACCACCGCCCCCGACTGATGCAGGGGCTTCTATATCACCGCCATCCTGTCCTCCCGAGTCGGGGTTGAAGCGTGACTTTGCGATAGTAGCTATCTGAGCCGCACCCGTGGCAGCGGCTATCCCTGCCTTGACGAAGTTGGCCCCCGTCAATGCGTCTTGAGGTACGGAGAGTTGTGCCATGATAGCTTGAGCCGTTTGTATCACGGTGGTAGCAATGCCGAGGGCTTTGTTCCTTTTGAATGCTCTCTTTTGAGCTTGCTTGTCTTTCCCAGCAAATGCGTCGTTGAGTTGCTGCATTGCACCCAAGACACCTACTGCAAGGTCTAGCTTTTGTTGTCTTAGTTCGTTCTCTGCCGCTAAGTCATTTGCACGGTGCTTGGCTTGCATCGCTTCGACCTCGGCTTGTTGTGTGGCTAGTAGCTGAGTGGTATCGAAGCCATACCTCTCGGCCTGACGTAGTTGCTCATCATAGTGGGCAGCTAAATCGGCCAACTCTTGGGCTTGCTCTGCCCTCCGTATATCCGCTTGGTTTTGTGCTTGGGTAGCTCTGAAGGTAGCAAGTCCCGTCTCTCGGTCTTTTTGGGCTTGTGTAAAAGCTATTCGCGCATCTTCTAGCTCCCTCTCTAGACCTTGAGTCTTGGTCATCAATTCAGTTTGCAGACCTAGCCCCTCCTCAATAATGGCTTGTTGTTCTATTTGCAACTCATTGATCCGCTGCGTTCTCTCTTCGCTCTCCCCTTGAATGGCTTGCTCTTGTCTCAGGAGGCTTATCTCGTTCTCAATTAAGCCTTGACGCTTTTGCCTTAGCTCCTCCTCTTGGGCCGCTGCCTTTTGTGCCGCTGCAATCCTAGCCTCTATGGAGAGGTTGAAGTCATCAGACTGCCTCTTCAGCTCTTGTATCTCCGCGCGTGAGGTAGCTTGCTCAAGGTTCAAAGCCCGTTGGGCATCTCGTAGCTTGATGAATTTATCTGCTAGGTCTACGGCTGCCGTGCCATTTTCGACGATGGCTGGTACTACCTCCTCTCTGATAAATGTAGCAACTGCAACGAAAGGCTCTTTAAGTTTCTCCTTGTTCTCCTCTTGCTTTACTACTAAGTCTGCAAGTTGTTCGTCAACCTCTCTGACGCTTTGCTTCAGCTCTGAGGCATCGCCCCCAAAAAATTCCTTTGTACCGATGGCGGCTTCTAGGGCTGCTCTTTTGATGTTGAGAAGACCTCTTCTCACGGGGTTGATAGAAGCGTCAAGAAATGTCTTGAGGTAATCTCCCAACGCGATAAACTTCTCACGAAGGTTCGTGAGTGCCTCTTGTGGGTTGTTGAAGGCATCCGTCAGGGTATCACCCAAAGGCATCACTAAGTCGGAAAGCACCTTGAACGCAGCACCGAGAAAGGCCGTGGCCTTTTCTACTGCATCGGTCACGGGTTTCAGCTCCATGAGCTTTGTGACAAGCCCAGCTACAAGAGCGACAATCGCCCCAATGCCAGTAGCTATCATGGCCTTTCCTAATGCTTGGAAGCCTACCTTGCCAAGTTTCAGAGCTTTGTTAAGACCTCCAAAGCCTTTCGTGCCTTTCTTCCCTACCCCCTCGGCCTCCGTGCCAACGTCTTCTAATTGTTCTTTAACCTCGGTGAGTTGCTTGGTAATCTCACCAGTCTCCATATCGACCTCAAGGGTCATCACCTTCTTTGCGTCAGCCATCAGAATAGGTCAATCAGTTTGCACACGATCCAAAGCACGGCCAAAGCATAAGCCACGAGAAAGACTCCCGTAGCTAGAAAGTCCAACCATCGAGGTACGGTGTAGGGCTTCTTCATTGGTTTGGCATCGTTGACCAGTAGGTCAATAGCTTCCATGATATAACTGCGGTTCTTCATTATTCTTACGAGCTTGGTGGGATGAATGCCCCTGCCGTTGTACATCGTGGATTGCCTCCAGCCTTGTCAGGTTTGAAGATGTATCCATACTTCTCACAACACTCACGAGAGCCAAAGTCGGTGGCTGAGTTATTGAAGGTCACGTTGCCTGATGAGTCTACCCCCGTGGGTGTGTCGTCACAATCAGCGATGTTGGTGAGTATTTTGATGAGTTTAACACTACACGGGGCGACCCTCGTAGCATCGAATCCCGTTATCTCAAGCACTCTGTAGTACGTCCCCTCGATATATATCTGGTCGCTGAACTGAAAGTCTTGAATATCCTGAGAGGTCAAGAGCATTTTGCACGTAAGCATACGAGCATCTGACGAGTACAACTCATTCACAAGCCCCGCCCAATACGTTTGGTACAAAGTGTTGAAGGGATGCCCCGCACTCGGTATCATAGGAAACTCAAAGCCGTAGTTCAGGTCTAGACTTGAGACCGTGGGTATCACATCCGAGTAGTTACTAAAGACGGGGAAGAGCGAGCCTGAGCCTGGCGAACCGTTATCTTGCCGCAATTGGTATGAGGGATACTGACTACTCAAGCCATTCCAATACGCTAGGCGCGGCTTGGGTTTGGCTACCCCTGCCCCGTTTGCTTGTATGCACCGATGGACTGGGTACGGGTTGTCAGGTATCAAGCTCATTGTGTGTGGAGCAAAGCCGTCTTGAGTCAAGTAGTCTCCTCGGCTGAAGTCGTTTTCAAGGTCTAGTATCTCCATCTCCCCATACACCCTATCGAGTCCGCGTTGTATAGCATCGTTCAAAAAGTCTCCCCCCTCAGCGTGAGTGAACTTGTACTTTGCAAATTGTATGTCTGCCGTTGGCTCGATAACAATATCAGAGGTGAAGTCTAGCTTGCTCGTCCAGTCCTTCTTAGTTCCTGACGCTACGAAGTCTTGGAAGGGTTCTATCTTGATGGTTGACGGATCAAGAGCGTCGGGGATAAAGACTAGGTTGAACATCTTTTGGAGTGAGCTGACAAAGTCAATCTGTTTGAAGTCAGGCATATTCAAAGCCGTATCTAATTCAAACCCGCTGATAGGGTCGTTCACTTGTACCAATCTGAGATAACTGCCAGACCCGAAGGCTTGGTCTTCTCCTGATGCCGTAGCTACAACGCCAGAGTCCGCAAAGAGTTGAAGATGTAGCGTTGAGCCTGACTCCATGAATACGGAGTTAAATTCAAAACCATTCAATTGAGTGCTAGGGTTGAGGTCTACTAATATGGTCTCTACTCCCCCCGTTGTGTGGATGAGTTTAGTTGTGCCTTGGCTTACAATGGTGAAGGCTTCATAGAACACCAATACATTGGCTGGGGCTGTGTACTTGTGTGTTGAGCTATTGAAGTTGTTGCTTGGGTCGCTCCCCCCGTCAACCGTCTCTACAATTTCAAGGATAACTCCAGTTGAAGAGTTGGTCGTCGTTTGATTGCTGACCAGCCCTGCCGCGAAGGTGTTGTCTCCAAAGTCATCACTCTTGAGAAGGTCAGGGCCGCCCGAAAACAACGGCATATATATATCTTGGAAGGCATCGGTATTCAAGAAGGTGCTTGAGATAGAGAAACCAGCCTCGGTGAATATCCTTTCAAGTATGTAGTACGCTCGTAGATAGGGTGTAAGCTCGGCTTGTTTTAGGGGGTCGCTTGAAGTCCATATTTCCCCCGACCAGTTTGAGCCTTTGTCCATGATGCCATACTTCACGTCGCCATTCAAAGGAAAAGACCCAGTCTCAAACCAACTTGTAACAATGTTAGTGACAGTCACGTCATGGTCAACGCTTGTGAGAGTAAGGTCAGAGAGCTTCTTCTGTCCGATGCTTTGGGCGATGTCTACGCTCTCCCCAAAAAAGACAAGCTCCAAGTCATAGTATTGCTTCTTTTGACGAACTACCCTCTTGAGCTGGACACTCCCATCCATGATAGGGATGGTCTTGTATGCCAACTCTGCCCTCACCTTCTTCTTGACGTTCCAAGTAGTATTGAGAAGGCCGTTGCGCTCTCTTACGTCAGGGTTGATGATGCCACCAAAGAAGTCGAGGTTGCTCTTGGTAGCGGGTACTCGAAAGGTTTGAGAGAAGCTGCCCTTCGACTTATTCACTTGGCTTACATCGGTGAAGCGGTAGTTGAGATTGATAGGCGCATTCTCGTAGAGGTCCACATCATATTGTGTAGTCTCTGCGTTGTTCCATAGGCGTAGTCTTAGCATCGTGACTCTTGGGCTAGGGTGACCTCAAGACTCACGTCAAAGATGCGGCTCTCGACCTTGTCTCTGATGACAAGGCTAGTCGTATCTACAAGGACGGGAAGCCACTTGTCACGATCCGTCATGCCCCCGACAATAGAAGTGGAGTCTCCATATCTCATATAGACGTTATCACTCATCATCAAGCCCTCAAGCATGAAGTTCTCTTCTATCGAGAAGTTCTGAGCGCGTAGGGTGTACTTGTTCTCGGACGTTATCTGATATGGGACGCTTGTCCTATCTGAAGGGTCGAAGGTGTATGTAGCTGCATCGTAGTCACCAAGAGCCTTGTAGTATGGCTTGTTTTGAGTGGTGATGTTTTTGGAAGTATTCCCATCAAAGGTGAGATAGTCCCACCCTCCTAAGCGGTTGGCGTATGCTATTTGTACCCTTTGGTTCTTGATGACCCCACAACCTTTGTTTACTTGTATGAAAGAGCTGACGCGGGTGCTTCCCCCCGTATTAGTCAACCATAAATAGTAAAAGGCCCAAGTAGGTTGGTTGGCTGGTAGCTTGCTGGAAGTAAACTTCAAAGACGCTGGGGCGAGTCCTGTGAAGTGTAGCTTTTGTGCGTAATCGGTAGCGGTTAAAGCATTGCCTCCGACGCTTGTAATAGTCGCAACCTCACTTTCTAACATAGTCCCATTTGCCGAGTGTATCGAGTAATTTATCTCGGTGTCAATGCCATTTATTATGGTGCTATCATGAAGGAATGCAATGCACCCCTCATCGTTATCAGCAAAGTCGAAGTTTATGAAGTCGGAGGCGTTTGGTGTCCTTTCAGTAAGCCAGCTCTTCTTGCCTGTCCCTGACGGGTAGTATTGGGAGAAGTCAGGGTGCAGACCCTCTCTAATCTGCTGAGAGCCGTTGGTCAAGTATATCACCTTGGTTGCTTCGTCGAGGGTCTCACTCGACCCATTGAACGTACCTATATTGACGCTGAACTTGTCCGTACCTAAGAGGCTATGGTCAACGACATTAGGCATCTCCCATAGTGTCCCCGT